GGTTATCTGTCCGTGCGTAAGAATCGGCGGGTCGGTTTGCTGCGGTTTGTGGAGGATGGAAAGTACCAGGGGGCCGTGAAGTGGCGCGTGGAGTCCGATTCTCGTGAGTCTTCGTGAGTCTTCGTGAGTCAGTTTTATACAGGACTCACCGGGAAATAATGAACAGAATCATTATGTTACAGAGCTTCGTGAGTCTCGTGAGTCATTTTGCTATTGCTCGCGCGTATTTGTTTTTTTCTTCTGTTTTTTTATTCCATGTAATAAATAGCAAAATGACTCACGAGACTCACGAAGAGGGATAAGACATTGAAACAAAAAAGGTTTTTTCGTGAGTCTGAGGATTTTATGACTCACCAAGACTCACCAGGACTCACGAGATGGAATGGACAAGGGCTGGCGATGCGGAGATCAACGACGCGGATTATCGGGTGCAGGCGGTTAGAGTCGATGGAGCGTGGCGTTTTGTGGCTTGGGCGCCTGATATCGGCGATATCAGACCGCTATGTCACGAGCGGTATGCCATAGGCGACAGGATGCCAGCACGAAGGGCGTGTCTGGGTGTGTTCGATGCCGCTGCTGATGCACGTCTGGTGTGCACCAAAATGGGGCAGGTTCTTCCTGAGCCTTTTACCCGCGGGGCGAAGACTCGCGGATTTTGGCTAGGGTTAGAATTTTCAATGATTGAAAACGCTATTAAAAACATAGGTTTATAGGGTTTCAATGCCAGCGGCGCGCCTGATTTCCAAGTCCGAATATGCCAGGCATCGCGGTTGCCAGCCTGGGGCGGTGACTGCTGCGATCAGCACGGGGCGGATCACGACGGTCGTCAAGGATGGCAAGGAACTTATCGACCCCGAGGTCGCTGACATCCAGTGGGAGCGCAACACGCGCACGCAAAAACGTAACGGGCGGGCCGGTCAACCTGCTCAACAGTCTGATCTGATGACACCGACCACACCCACGGACGAACAGGCCGAAGTTCGCTCTGAACAGGCCGCCCGATACGACGTGCAAGAAGCCAGGGCGAAGCGCGAAACCCACGAAGCCAACCTCGCGATGATGCGCGAGCAAAAAGAGGCCGGGCAACTCCTGGAACGCGAGCGCGTCATGAAGGCGGCTGTAGATGCGGGCGCCCAACTTCGGGCAAGCCTGGAGCGCCTGCCGACCTTGTCGCTGGAATTGGCCGCCATGCAGGACCCCGCGCAAATCAATCAACGGCTGACCCAAGCGGTCGCCGATGCGCTGCATGACGCGGCGGACAAGCTGATGACATTAGCCTCCCGCACCGACGCCACCGAGGAGCGCCAAACGGCAGTGAGTAGTGGCTAGTGGCAAGTGAACAGAAAACCACCGGAGCATGAATGAACTTGCCCTCTTCGCCGGCATGGGCGGCGGAATCCTTGGCGGCCGACTCCTCGGCTGGCGCACCGTCTGCGCCGTCGAAATCAACGAGTGGTTGATGGGTGTCCCGCACGGGTGGACCGACTTAAAGCTCTTGGGAATGGCCAGGTTCCGCGAGTGGCTGCGGCAGCATTCACCGCACTCGTTCAACGACTAGCCACTAGCCACTAGCCACTCACATGCTGCTTGACATCGCCATCACCGCCCTCCAGTTCGCGGACGGCTATCGGCTGATCATGGAGGCCCTGGCGCGCGGCATGAAGCCGGCGCCGCCGATGACGGTCAGTCAGTGGGCCGATGAACACCGGCGCCTACCGACCAAGGGCGCGTCTGAACCGGGCCGCTGGCGCACCTCGCGCGTGCCGTTTGCGCGGGAGATCATGGACGTGCTGTCCGATCACCCTGACCATGCCCACATCCGCCGGGTGGTATTCAAGAAATCGACCCAGGTGGCCGGCACCGAGATCGGCAACAACTGGGTGGGCTATGTGATGGCCAGGATGAAGACCCCCATGATGGTCGTGCAGCCAACCATCGACCTGGCGGAACGCTGGAGCAAACAAAGACTGGCCAGCATGATCGACGACACACCCGCACTCCGCCGCATCATCGCCCCGTCCAGGTCACGGGATAGCGGCAATACCACCCTGCTCAAAGAGTGGCCGGGCGGTGTGCTGATCATTTCCGGGGCCAATTCGTCGGCCTCGCTGCGGTCCATGCCGGCGCGGTATCTGTTCGCCGATGAAGTCGACGCTTACCCGGTGGACCTGGATGGCGAGGGCGATCCGCTCTCACTTGCCGAAGCGCGTACCTCAACTTTTGCTGGTCGCAAGCTGTTCATTTGTTCCACCCCGACCATCAAAAGCCTGTCCGTCATCGATCGGGAATATCAACTCTCCGACCGCCGCCGCTACCATGTGCCGTGTCCTCACTGTGACCACCGGCAAGCGCTCATTTGGGACCATCTGCATTGGCCCGCCGGCTACCCCCAACGCGCCGCCTACGTCTGCGAAGAATGCGGCTGTGAGATCCCGGAACACTGCAAAACGGACATGCTAGCGGCCGGTCAGTGGGTGGCCGAGGCGCCCGACTCCGACTATGCCGCCGGCTACAGCATCAACAGCCTCTATACCCCGATTGGTCTTGGGCTTTCCTGGGGCGAGCTGGCCGCGCAATGGGAGCGCGTGCGCAACGATCCCATCAAGACCAAGACCTTCATCAACACCAAACTGGGCGAGTGTACCGAGGACCCCGAAGAGAAAATCGACTGGGAGGAACTCAAGCACCGCGCCGAACCCTATGCACCGCGTACCATTCCGCGCGGATGCCTGGTTATCACGGCAGGGATCGACGTCCAGGCTAATCGGTGGGCGGTCATGCTGTTGGGGCATGGCGCGGGTGGGGAACAGTGGGTGATTGATTACGTTGAGATCGATGGAGACCCCAGCCGCCACGATCACTGGAGCCGCATCGATGATTACCTGGCGCAGCCGCTCATCAATGCCTGTGGCATCCCGCTGCGGATCGTGTCGGTCGCCATCGATGCTGGCTACCTCCAGGACAACGTGCTGCATTTCACCCGACTCCGCGAGCCGCGCGGCATCTTTGCGGTGAAGGGCGCGAGCGCCAGGGGCCGGCCCATCATCAACCGACCCTCCAAGGTGGATTTCAACTGGAGGGGCTCGACCATACCGGGGGGTGCGCTGTTGTGGATCGTGGGCGAAGACAACGCGAAATTGAGCCTGTTTCAACTGCTGATCAGTGACCGCAAAGCGCTGACTCCCAGTGATCGACGGCTGCATTTCCCGGCCGGCCTGGATGACAGCTTTTACTCCGGGTTGACGGCCGAAATCTACGACCCGAACAAAGGCCGCTGGGTCAAAATCCGCCCGCGCAATGAACCGCTTGACTGCTACGGCTATGCTCTGGCCGCCGCCATGCACCCGCGCCATCGGCTGCACCGATGGACTCCCGCGCAATGGGAACGGCAACGGCAAGCGCTGGAGCCTGAACTCGACCTCTTCACCACGGCCGGCGCGCCGCTACCCGAACCGCCGCCGCTGGAACCGCTACCCGAACCCACGCCACCACCCACGAAACGCCCATGGATAGCGCCACAACGCAAGCCGGGCGGATGGGTCAAGGGCTGGAAATGATTCATCACACACAACAGGAACCACGTATGAGCGAAAAGACGCAACGCTATCAAGTCGGCGGGGATCACTACTCCAGGCACAAGATTCAGCCCTGGGACATAATTCGGGAGTACGGCCTGAATTTTTGGGAGGGGAACGCGGTGAAATACCTGGTCAGGCGCAAGCCGGGCGTGGTGCGCGTGGAGGATCTGAAAAAAGCCCGGCATTACCTGGACGAACTGATCGCGCAAGAAGAAGCCAAGGCGGCGACGGAGCTGCTGGCGCGCAAGACCCTGACCGCCGCGCGCGAGGCGATGCGGGCGGAACTGGAAAGCGATGAACTGGCGCGCAAGGAGCGCATGGTGAAGGCCAGCTTCTACTGGGGGCATCATTCTGAGGGGCAGGTATGAAAAACCTGATGCGGATTCCGGCGCTGTGCCTGTTGTTGGTGTTGGGCGCCGCCTATTTCGTGCTGGCCCTGGTGGCGCTGGTGGGCATGATCGCGGACGGCTGGATGGAGTGGGTTGATAAGCGCATCGAGCGCATTGGGCAATGGGGGATCAGCGGCCATGGCTGAAACGAAGATTCCGCCGATCAACCTCTGGAGCATCCGGGCGGCGCTGGCGATAGCGCTATGGATTGGGTGGGCGCCGCTCGCACGCCTGGCGGATAGTGAACAGTGGACAGTGGATAGTGAACAGTAAAACCAGTATCCCGGAACGCTTGCGCGCACTAGCCGATGACATGGTCGAGTTGGGGGCCGAGATGGAGTATTACGGCGGTATCGCGGACTGGTCAGTACATGGCCTGGAACTGATCGGAGCGGCGCGGATGGCGCGCGAGTGGGCGGATTCCATCGAGGCGGAACCGCGCGCGTGACCTTCGAGGATGCGTGGGACATTTTGCGCCGCGAGATCGGCACGGATGCCGCCGCCCGCGCCTGTCATGCGCTGATCCGGGAAGCCGGCGGGGAGAATCTCTACATCCCACGCCGGCCGCCGGCGGTGGAGGTCAAACAGACCGATACGCCCAAGACGTTGCAGGCCCAGGGCGTATCGCGGCGAACGGCGTATCGGTGGGTGAATTCGTGGAAGAGGTAGGGGATAAGAAAGACCGTCCTTTCACCCATAAAACCTATCGACAACAGCGCCTTTTCTTTCTGCACTTTCCAGAATGCGGCCAATTGCATCCTGATCGTAATAGTTGCTGGTCTGGTTCATGTAGTAACGCCTTTCTGCTTGGTCAAGAACCAATTCAATGACCTTGCCTTGATACGTGACAACTGCCCGCGCCAATGTCTCTCCAAACAGGTTTTCATATCCTGCGTCATACGCTTGCTGGTTCGGTAACTGTCTCATCTCTCTCTCCGGTTTTTGCCTCGCCGAACTGGCTGGCTTCGGGTCTTATTATATGCGCACTTAAACAAACATGCAAACAAATTCGTGCGTATTTTTTTCTAGTCACTACCCACTACCCACTAGCCACTTCAACCGCCGCATCGATCATGCGCCGAACCCACGCCGCGCCACCCAACTCCGCCAACTTGGCGCGCTGGGTGGCAGTCATGGTTAAGTTGACTCTAACGGTCGCATCGCCCGCGGCCAAGGGCTTGCGCCCCTGACCTTTGCGAACCCCGCCGCGCTGGGGTTTACTCGTCATCGCGGCCGGCCTCTACGAAGGCGTTATCGATCTGCACCAGACGCGCTTCTATGCGGGTAGCGTCGGCCACCAGGTCACGCAGCAGGATGGACGTTATCGGGTCCGCGTGGGTGAGTGCGCCTAGCAGGGCCGCGCGGAGTTGTTGGACTGATTGTCCAGCTTTGGTTATGGTTTCGTTCATGATTTTTCTCCAGTAAGGCCGTCCTTGGCCGGGGTGGTTGTTAGTCTGCGTTATGCCATGCGCCCCGTCTGACAGTCTGTAAAGTTGGCCTCCCACTCTTGTTAGCTCGCGCTTTGCGTCTGCTAGGTTTTCAAAATACATGGGCTTTCCGTAGAAAGCGGAATTTTTGTGGTTTATCAGTTTGTACTTGTTCATCATCTTCTCCGGTTATGGCCGTCCTTGGCCTGGGTGGTTGTTAAGCAGCTTTATTGGCGCTGATGATCGGGGCCATACTGTAGGAACCCCACGGTTTCACCTGCTCGACACCGTTCCATAATGAAATCCTCAGTGTCTTAACGCCAAACTCTGTGCTGGCCTTGATGGTTTTCTCTGTGCGACTGATAACGGTCAAAATTGCGTTTTGTTCGCAGTCACTTACAAGGCGGGTTTTGTAGGTTTTGCCAGCTTCAAATTTCATCTCTCTCTCCGTTTCTTGTTTCGCCAGTTCGTCTGGCTTGGTTGGTATTATACGCACTTAAACAAACATGTCAACAATTTCGTGCGTATTTTTTTCTAGTCACTACCCACTAGCCACTAGCCACTAAAATTCGTGCCATTTTCCCCTGAACTTGGCACAAATCACGGCGTATCGTGCAACCCATGGCGATACTCACCGTGCCCTCCACTCTTCGCGCTGGCGACTCCTGGTCGCTGAGCGCCGCGCCGGCCTCCTACCCGGGCCCCGACTGGGTGCTGGCGTGGGTGCTGGTCAATGCCGCCGCCACGACTCCGACCGAGGCGGTTTGGGACACCGAAGCCGAAGTTCACAACTTCACCCTGACGCCGGCCGAGACGGTCGCGCTCACCGCCGGGCGTTACTCCTGGTATCTGGTAGCCACCAATGACGCGGACGGCTTGCGCGCCACGCTGGAAGAGGGCGTCGTTGATGTGCTGCCCGATCCGATCACCGCCGATCCGGCCGCCGCTCCATCGCATGCCAGGCGCATGCTGCAAGCCATCGAAGCCACGCTCGAAAGCCGCGCCACTGCGGGCGATATAGACCTCGCTCGCGCCGCATGCCGAGACCGGCAAGTCGAATATGACGTGGCCAGCTTGATCCGGCTGCGCTCGCAATATGCCGCGATGGTCGCCGCCGAACAGGACGCCGCCCGCATCGCCGCCGGACTGGGCTCCGGTCGGTTCGTGCAGACCCGCTTTCATGGGTGCTCCTGATGGCTAAAAACAACGTCATCCAGCTCCCGGTTCCGCAGCCAGAAAAACGGCAATGGCAGGCCGCGAAAGTTTCAACCCTGCATTCTGACTGGGTCACCTATTCACGGCCCATCGATAACGACATCCGCCAGGCGCTGCCGATTCTCCGCGCCCGCACGCGGGAGCTGGTGCAAAACAGTGACCATGCCAAAGGTTTCGTGCGGATGGTCCGCAATAACCTCGTGGGGCCGCAAGGCTTCAAGCTCCAGGCTCGCTGCGTGACACCACGCGGCAAACCCGACCTCAAATCCCGCACCCTGCTCGAATCCGAATTTAACGCCTGGGGCCGGCGGGGCGTCTGCGAAGTGAGCGGAAAATTCAGCTTCCGCACCCTCCAGCGGCATATCGCCGATACATTGGCAACCGACGGGGAAGCGTTTCTCCGCGTCATCAAAGATTCCGGCATCAATGCCTGGGGCTATGCGCTGCAAATCATC